AAGAAGCTGAGCCCTGAGGCTCGCAATTGTATCACTATCGAGAATGATGAGAACTGCTGGGGTGTGGATAGCAGTATTGAGCTGGTGGATCACTGTGCGCTGGTGTTGGACATTCATCACCATTGGATTCGCACTGGTGAATATATTCAGCCCACAGACGACAGAGTCAAACGCATAATCGATTCATGGCGTGGTGTGCGTCCAGTGTGTCACTACAGTGTATCAAGAGAAGATGTGTTGGTAGATCATCCTGCGGACATCCTGCCGGATCATGCTGAACTGCTGGCAGCAGGTTACAAGAAACAAAAGATGCGGGCACACAGTGATTGGTATTGGAATCAGCCTGTGACTGATTGGGCCCTGAGTTTTTGGGAAAACTTTGACATCATGTGTGAAAGCAAGGGCAAAAACTTGAGCAGTGCCCAAGTATACAATCGGGCGTTAGAACTTAACTTGCTTTAGGCGCACGTGGCTTTTTAACAGCAGGTGCTTTCTTGGCGGTGGGTGCTTTCTTGGCGGCAGGTGCTTTCTTAGGTTTAGCTTCAATAACTGAAGTTATAGCAACTTCAACAACTGATGCTGGTTCAACAACTGGAGTTGGTTCGACTTTGTAAGGTACACCGCCGGGTGCAACCACATCGTGCTTACCTGTGAAAAATTCTTTAATCTTATTGAACATATATGTTCCTCCTGTAGAGTATTTATGAATAAATATCATTATGTACAACTTTATTAAGCATATTACCCTAAACGAGGGACATACACCTAAAACATTAGAGCAGTCTCCCTTGCCTTATGCCAAAGACGAGTTGGAACCAGTTAAAAGCCAAGACACTATAAATTATCATTACGGCACATTATACAAAGGCTATGTGGATCGTTACAACAAAGGCGAAGGAGACGCTGACTTCAACGAAGCGGGTGCGTTTTTGCACGATATATATTTCAAACAGTTCCACAAGCCCGTTGGCAACAACCATCCTGAACACATAGCTTTGAACTTTGTAAACAAGCATTTTAAAACTTTTGATAATTTTCAAGACACTGTGCAAAAAACTGCTATGGGCATACAAGGAAGCGGTTGGGTCTATCTAGCGCGAGATGGATCAATCAAAATCATACAAAATCATCAAATCAAAATGGACATTATTCTGTTAATTGACTGGTGGGAACATGCCTGGGCATTGGATTATCAAGCAGACAAAAAATCCTATTTGCGTAATATTTACAAAATAATCAACTGGAATGTGATCAGTTCTAGAATTGGTCGAGTGTCTTAAGACTGCTTACTGGCATGTCCCAAACACGTCTGCTTTCCACACCTTTTTCTTGAGCAAATTTCTTAGCGTCACAATCACCACACACATGATAAAAATTATTGTTTAATCGTCTAGGGTCCATGTTGCCCTTGTCTCGTTTAAATACTCCTTGACAACAGTCACATCGAAAGACAATGACTGTTTTTTTACGACTGTAAGTGTGGTGTTTACCGCGCTTACTAGTGCGTACATGCTGTGTTTGAATAAATTCAGTGCTGATATACATCATGTATTTACATTAAGGTTATAAAAAGCCTTTGATAAATATCATATCGAGGGCTATTATGATCACTATTTCCGAATCAGCAAAGACAAAAATTAAAGATTTACTATACGAAGAAGGCAATCCAAAACTATCATTGCGTACTTTTGTTCAAGGGGGCGGCTGTAGTGGATTCAGCTACGGATTTACCTTTGACGAAGAAATGAATGAAGACGATTTTGAAGTGCCTTTAGACGAATTTAAGGTACTTGTGGATGCCATGAGTATGCAATACCTCTCAGGTGCAGAGATAGATTATAAAGAAGATTTACAAGGCAGTTCATTCAGCATAAAGAATCCCAACGCAACTTCAACTTGCGGATGTGGTTCAAGTTTTGGAGTTTAATAGATGGCACAAAATATAATTGATATTGGCGTACAAGGTAATGACGGAACTGGCGATAGTATTCGTACATCGTTTGACAAAGTTAATAAAAACTTTACAGAAATTTATGCTGTTTTCGGCGGTGGTGGTACTATACCATTTACCCAACTAGCCGATGCACCTTCCAGTTATACAGCTAATCAAGTTATCATGGCTGCTACCACCGGTGGCGTATTAACTGCAAGGACTATTGTTGGCACAGGCGGTGTCACAGTTAATGTATCAAACAACAGTCAGTTGGTGATCAGCACTGCCAATGATGGACTTATTGGCGATGCACAACCTAGACTAGGTGCTCACTTAGCCGCAACAGGTTTTACAATTGCAAACCTTGGAGATCCCAGTCAATCACTGGTTGATTCGTTTAATAACACATATGCAAGTCTTGGCATCACCACAACCATTGACAAACTTGCTATTACCAAAGGATATGCAGATGCCCGATACGTTTCTACATCAACCAACGGTTTAGTAATTGGGCCGTTAAAGCCTAGAACACAACCGTTAACTCCGCAAATTGGCGTTACTGATTATGACAAAACACTAACCGGAAATTATTTAAGCACAGAAGCAATGCAACGCAAGGACACAGTCTATCGCGGTGGCGACACTATGACTGGGGCATTGACGTTGAGTGATCATCCGTCTCCAATGGCTGGACAAGAAACTCCCAATTCTGTTGACGATCTACAAGCTGCCACAAAATTCTATGTTGACAACAACACTTATTACAGTGGCACAAATTTATATGTTTCTACCAAGGGTGATGATTTACAAAGTAAAACTCCAGTAGGAAGAGAAGGTCGTGCTTGGCAATATGCTTACAAAACAGTGAATGCGGCAGCATTACAAGCAGATAATTTGATTAGTTTAAGTAGTCTAGAACCTGGCCCATATCGTCAAACTATTTCATACACTATAGGACCAACTTTGTATAATTCCACTATACAAAGCATAGCAAGAAGTGGTGGCAATTATGGTGTTACTGGATACGAAGATGCCGCTACCTTATTGGCATCCAATAAACAATTTATTCAATATGAAACTATTGCCTATTTGAATAAAAAATATGTCAATGCATTCACTATTGATCAAGCAGTTTGGTTAAACATCATTGAAAATATTATAAATGGCGTTGGGTATGACTTGATAACAAGTTCAGCCAACGGCGTTAGTTTAACAAATTATAATGTGATTACTCAAGCAAGTCAATTGTTTAATTCATATAATTCCAGCATTATTACCAATCAATTAAGTCAACTGATTGACGGTGTTAATTATGTTAAAAAACAGATACTTGACTACACTTACGACACAACTGATCTACAAACTTATATTGGATCAGTGGTTGATGCACTAACATACGATTTATTATTTGGAACAAATTATCAAAGCATACAAGCAGCCTTGGCATTTGCAGGCGCTGGAACTGATCTTTCAACCACTGAGATGGTTGATTTATTAGATGCTACCAGCATCCCAGTAGTTAGTTTGGTTGCTACTGGATCCAGTGTGACATTGACTTTCGGACTACAAACAGACGTGCCGTATGTAGTAGGAAGTACAATTGTTGTTAGCGGAATGGTTCCTTCTGGATATAATGGAACTTTCACTGTTAATGCTGTAACCACCACAACTGTGACTTTTAGCAGTGCGTACAACAACACATTGGTGACTCCTGGCACAATTGTAAAAAATAATATCATTAATAGTATGCTGACAACTAGTGGAGTCAGCACAAATGAAACAGCAAAAGCATCCCTTAAAGCCAATGCTATTACATTTAATAATATACTATTAACATCAGTAGTTCCAGACCCAGCATTTCCATCAATATCAACAAACTCAGTTGGTCAGATCAGTGCATCAAATTTGTTATTATCTAATGTTAAATTTATACAGTCAGAAGTAACTGCATACATCACTGCAAACTATCCAAGTTTAAGTTACGACACAGCCAATTCAAAAAGAGATATTGAATACATTATCTGGAGTTTGGTGTATGACGTATTATACGGTGGAAATAGTCAAAGTATCTATGCAGGCAAACGATATCGATCTACCAATACCTTAAATTCAACCAGTGCCGGTGCTTCGGCCATTGGATATATTGCAACATTAGTTCAAGCTGTTGTTACAAACACTGCACCAGTAACATTATTTCAACAAACTGTATCACAATACACAAATGAAACATTCACCGGAGGCAGCGGAGTTAGTGCAGGAATTGTTGCCAATGTTACTACAATACAACGCATTGTTGATGGTACTAATTTAACACCTGCAATCACAATTCCAACAGTGGCCAATGCTCCTGATTTGTTAGAAACTGCAAGAACAAATATTTTAGCAACAAAGTCATCGTTACAAAGTTTATCGTTGTCGTTTATCAATGCTAACTTTCCTGTAATTAATGATCCAACAATTATTACAACTATAACAACATTGTTCAGTGTAATAACCAACATGCTAACGTTGGGATATTCCACAAGAACTACGCCCACTTATGTTTTCCCAGCAGGGTTATTAAGTGGATTTAGCAGTGCTGTGACTGCTGTTAGGTCAAACTTAGAATTTATCACTCAAGAAACACTAGCATGGATGAAAGTCAATTCTGTTACTTACCCATACACCACATCAACAACAAACGACGCCAACGCAATTAAAGATCTCACAGTCTTGCTGGAAGCAGTGTGTTACGATCTAGCTTACGGTGGAAACTCTGCCAGTGTCGCGGCCGCTAATCTATTTTGGGCAAACAACACTCTACAAATTCCAGGATTAAATGGTGTGTTACAAGCATACTATAATGCCATTAATCATGCTCAAACAATTGCTAAACAAGTGGCATCTAACACTACTGTGACTCCTGTTAACGGATATACTGGCGTAGGACAAACATTTAATCCAGTTTGGGCAAATGGAAGTTCCGCTGGACCAACCATTGATACATTGTTTAACACAATAAAAGATATCACCGCAAATCACACTTCAGTTGTGCCTGTATATCCAATATTGACCAATTATGATATTAGTTTACAAACAGCACGTTCAGTGATTGTTAACAATTCTAACACCATCGAAACTGACACTATCAACTATCTACTTGCAACATACACTGGAAATTTTACTTACAACGAAGCTACTTGTTTTAGAGATCTGGGTTATATTATAGATGGCAGTATTATTGATCTGTTAACCGGCGGAAATTACCAAGCTGTTAATTCAGGTAAAAGTTATTATAGAAACAGCAGTGCAAGAGCAATTGCTATTGGATCTCAATATACAGAAACTGTTGACGGCATAACATTTGCAAGAGATTTGGCATTGCAGGTATTAAATCAAACCACTGCAAACCGTTTCCAAATTCAGTATACACAGTCATTTGATAACACCAAAGTTCCTAGCACAGCCGCTAAAAATACATTCACTAGCAATTACAACATTATCCTGTCAATAATTACGCAAGGGTATGGTGTAGCACCTACTGTGTCATTTGGATCGGGAATATACACCGTTACCTTTAGTAATGGCGGCAATGGTTATGTTGATCAAGGTGGCATTGTCACAGTGGGACAACAGAGTTCTATAGACATTATTCCTGGAAAGATCCTACTTGGAAACATATCAGGAGCCAATGGTCAAGTTGTTAGTTACGCCGCCGGAGCATCTGTTGATACAATCACACTAAGAATGATTCAACCTGGATTTTTCCAAATTGGTGAAACATTGGATTTTGCTGAAACTGTGAGCAATCTCAATATAACCATTTATGTGGAAAGCGGAACTTACTACGAAGATTATCCAATTAAACTTCCAGCTAACTGTACCATTGCAGGAGATGATTTCCGTCGTACAATTATTCGTCCATTGAATCGTATCAGTCAAAGTCCTTGGAGAAACACATTCTTCTACAGAGACAGTGTGATTGATGGAATTCAAACAGGTGTTATTGATTTTGGTACAGACTATGCAACACCTGCCGCAACCACAGCCACATTAAGTGGCATCAGTGGATCAGTATCTATCACATTGGGTGGCGGGGTTCAGGCATTGGCATCCTGGGTTGGTAAAATATTCATAGATACCACCAGTGAAACTGGCACTGCTGGCAAAGCTGTTGTCAACACAGTCAGTGGCAACGTAATGAATTGCACAGTGATATATCCGTTTGCATCTATTGTAACGTATGCGTCAGGATCTTGGCACTTGTATGGAACTTTAAATTACGGACGTCATTATCTAACAAATCCTATCCTAACTGAAGGCACTGTTCAAGCAACGTTTTTAGGTGCAATTGTTGGTAACGTGTTAACGGTCAGCAATGTGACTGGAACTATTACTATTGAACAGTTAGTTTACGGTACCAATGTTACCGACGGAACTAAAATTATTCGAAGCAACGGCGTCAACAGTTGGATTATTAATTTTACTTACAGCAACAATGTGACAACCACAATGACTATTGTAAATACACCTCTAAATAACAAAGAGATTGATGTATTTTTAGTTAACGATGCCACACGGGTTAGGTTAGTCAGTTGTCAAGGCCACGGTGGATTCATGATGGTGTTAGACCCCACTGGACAAATTAAAACTAAATCACCATATGGTCAAGAATCTGCTAGCTTTAGTGGAAGTCTTGGAACATCAAAAAGATTTGCTGGCGGACAATTTATTGACGGATTTACTGGAAGATTGTTTGGAACTGTTAACGGTATTGCTG